TCTTTATGTTGAAGTGTTGAAAAGGATAATGAGAATTTTAGAAGAAGAAGAAATTGATGAAAAAGAAGAAAAAGAAGAAAGTATAAAAGAAAAAGCGACAAAATACGACAAATATTTAGAAAAAAGCGGCGAATCAAATCTTAATGCTTTATTATCGTATCAAATAATGGATTTTAAAGAAAAATTAGCAAAAATTGAGCCGATTGAAGAGTCAATTAATATACTTATTGAAGAAATTAATGGGAGGAAGACATAATGATAACTGAAAAAGACAAAAAAAGGATAAAAAAGATAATGAATTTATGGAGAAATGGCAAATTTAACACTATTTATGCTAAATATGTATCTCCTACCTACAAAGAAATAGTTAATAATTCTCTTAATGAGAAGGTTGATAGAAACACTGAGCTTGATTTTAAGGAAATGTTAGATGAAAGAGTTGAAAATTTATTACCAAAAATAAGTGGATATTCAATAAAAGAGATAAAACAAGGGGATTTTTTCCATATAATAAATGTAAAAGTCGTAATAAAAGACGATAAAAGGACTAAAACAATAAAAATAATATTTTTAAGAGAAGATGAGGCTTTTAAACCAAGTAAAAGTTATAAAAATTTGTATTTGAATCCTACGTCTATAAGATACTCTCAAAGGTATTCTAAGATAGTATAAATATAATTGTAATTAATATGCTATAATAAAAATGTAATGGAGGTTAACATGATAAAAACTGAAATTAAAAGAGTAAATATAAAAGATTTAAAAAGTTTTAAAGGTAATCCTAGAAAAATTGATAGAAACGAATTAGAAAAACTAAAAAATAGTATTTTAGAGTTCGGATATAGCTCGATATTGAGCGTTACTAATAAATTTGAAGTATTAGGCGGCAATCAAAGAAAAAAGGCGATAGAGGAGCTATTAGAAGCAGGTGAAGAAATTGCTGGTATAGATAAAGAAGGCAATTTAGAGGTGCTAATTATAGAAGGTTTAACAAAAGAACAACAAAAAGCTCTTAATATAGCTCTTAATAAGATTTCTGGAGATTGGGATGTTGATTTACTCTCTAAAATAATAAACGAAATAAACGGAACAATTGATACAACGTTAACAGGGTTTGATAACGAAGAAATAGAAATATTGCTAAAAGAAGTTTCTGATAACGTAGAAGAAACTAATAATATATTAGAGGAAGAAGTTGAATTTGAAGAAGATAAAATTGAAGATGATGTAGATATTTCAGAAGAAAATCAAACTTATGTTTTACATTTAGTTTTTAGAGATTTACAGGAGGCTAATTCATTTCTTGAGGAACATAATATTGAAAAAGAGTTCGGAAAAAAGCGTAATATAACTCACGAAATTTAAAAGGAGTGATTAGCATGAAAGATAAAAGAAGAAAAATGCAACGTGATATAAAAAATTCTGATTATATGCAAGAACAAATAGAAATGTATAAAAAAAGATTAGATGAATTAATACCAAAATTATATTTATCTAAAGGACATTTTTATCAAAAAGGCAAATATGAGAATGCTATAACAAGAGATGAAGCAAAAGAAGTAGAAAAAATATGGAGACATATTGGATATGTTGGAGCAAAAGGCATTATAATGGATATAGAACAATTACTTCAAACTTATTTATTAGTTTCAGGAGGTAACTTTATAAGTACTGCTGTAGAATCTCAAGGGATAAATTCTGATGGATTTTTTTCTTTTTTAGCTAAAGCTGACACTGATAAAGATGAAATTGATAAATATAATCCTTCTTTAATATATAAAGAAATATTAAATCAAGCTGATGCTAAAGCTGAAATGTATCATGTGGCTAATATAGCAAAACACGCTCAAACAAATTGGAATGCCTCTGCATGGTATTTAGAGAGGAAACACCATGAAAAGTGGGGAAGAAAAGATAGGTCACAACTTAATGGTAATATAACTCTTGATGTAAAAGTTCAAGGAGAACCAGAAGAATAATTAGGAGTGATATTTAATGCCAAGCGTAACTGTAAATATAGACCCTAATGCTTTTAACGCTGTTTATTACCCTCTATTATTTGATAATAGTAGGTTTGAATTAATATATGGTAGTGCTGGAAGTGGAAAAAGTGTTTTTGTAGCACAAAAAATAATTTATAAACATTTGACAGAAGCAGGTCATAAGACATTAGTTGTTAGAAAAGTTGGAACATCTATAAAAGAAACTGTATTTGCTGAATTAGTTGATGTAATTGATAGTTGGGGATTAAGAGATTTAGTTTTTAAAGTTCCTACAGGAAAAGCAGGTAAATATGATATTGAAGGTCAATTCGGAAATAGAATAATATTTTCTGGATTAGATAATGTAGATAAATTAAAATCTATTAAAGGTATAACAGATATATGGGTTGAAGAAGCAGACCAAATAACTCAAAAAGAATTTCAACAATTGGATGCTAGGATTAGGGGATTTAAAAGTGTTCCTAAACAAATAATAATGACTTTAAACCCAATTAACATAAAACATTGGATAAAAAAATATTTTATAGATGAAGGAAATAGAAAAAGTGAAACTGTTAAACTAAGGACAACATATTTAGATAATAAATTTTTAACTGAAGAAGATAGAAATACATTAGAATCTTATAAAGATGTAGACCCATATTTCTATATGGTTTATACTCAAGGAGAATGGGGTCAACTTGATAATATAATATTTACTAATTGGAAAGAAACTTCATTCAATTATAGAGAACAAGACTATGATATGGTATGCAATGGAGTTGATTTCGGGTTTAATGACCCTAATGTATTAGTAAGAGTTGGAATAAAAGATGATGATGTTTATGTTTTTGATGAATATTATAATAATAAAATAACAGGCGAAGAATTTATGAAGATTATAAAGCAAAAAGTTCCTCAAAATCAAATGGTTATTTGTGATAGTCATAGACCTGATACAATAAAAGAATTTCAAAGAAATAACATAAATGCGGTAGCAACTTCTGGAGGACATGGAAGTATATTAGAAGGAATAAATTGGTTAAGGCAAAGACATATATACATATCTCCAAATTGTGAAAACGTTATTAGAGAATTTACTACATACAAATGGAAAACTGACAAAAACGATGAACCTATTGATGAACCTATTGAGAAATTTAATCATACAATAGATGCTATAAGATATGCGGTAGAAAAATATAGATTACATATAAAAGCTAAGAGGAAGAGAATTAAAATTGGTTCAGGTAGGAGAATCGTTCAAAGAGGTGTTAGGAGATGACAAGTAGAAAAATTTATTGGTATTTGTATAACAAGACTAAAGAAGATATTGACTTGTATAAAGCTGATAGGAATATTGCACCAGTAGTTCCAATAAAATATAATCCTGTTCCAAGAATAATTAACACAGATATGTTCTTTATTTTAAAAGGTATGAAATTAAAAAATCTTCCAGAAGAATATTTAAGTAGTGAAGAATTCATAGCTTTTAATGAGGCTAAATTAAAAAAGCAGCTTATAGATGGAATTGTTTTTGTTGAATTAATAAGAGAAGATGATACTCTAACAATGCAAGAATATACTGTTGACGAAGTTAAATCGGTAACATATAAAAATGATGGAAGCATTGATGAAATAGAAATAAACTTTTTTGATGTAAATGATAATTCAATTGAAATTTCTTATTATTATGATGATAATGATATTAAAAAGAAAAAAGTAAAAGTGTCAGGAGAAGAAGTATATGATGAAATAGTTCCTTATTCTTTTGTGCCTATTATTGAATTTAAAACAATTGATTCATCTAAGACAAAGAATATATCTAGAGTTCAAGGAATAGAAGAAAGTATTGATGTCATAAATGAAAATGATTATTGGCTACAAAATATTTTTAGAATACATGGAGACCCTACTGTTATAGGAAATGCTGCTTTAACTTTTGATGAAGAAACTAACGATACTGCCTATGGTACTACAGAAGACATGATTTCAAATAGAACGACTATAAATTTTTTGCCAGTACCAGATGGAACAGACATGAAGTTTTTAGAAATGAATGGCACTGTTGCTAATATGATGGCGAAAGATAAAAAAGATTTAAAGTTGGAATTAGAAGAAGAATATCCTGAATTACAAATTAATCAACTTACAAAAGGTAGTGTTGCTTCTGGTTATGCCTTATATTTAAAAATGACTGGTCTAGTTAGTTTAATTGATAAATATAGGCAATCAGAAATTTATGGTTGGAATAAAGCTTTTAAATATCTTTCTGAAATGTTTTCTAATGAATTTGAAAACGTAGATATAGAATTTGAAGAAATAATAAGTTATAATAAATTAGATAGTATGAATATGATTATAACAGCTTTTTCTAATAAATTAATCAATAGAAAAGTTTCTTCAAGAAGAGCAGCAAAATTATTAAATGTTAGCGAAGAAGAAGCTTTAGAAGGGATAGACTCTTTACCTGATTTTTTTGAGCAAGAAACTAAACAACCAGATTTGAAAAGAGATGAAGAAAACAAACAAGGACAAAAAATAAATTAGCGGAGGTTTAGACATGCCAGAAATTAATAAAGTAATAAAAAAAGATGCTTTTGAATTATTGTCCGAGCTTGAAGATAAATCTATTGATTTGATTATCACAGACCCACCATGGCTTACAACATCTTTAGATTTTGATAAACAAGATTTGAATTTTCTTAAATTATTTAAGGAATATAAAAGAGTACTAAAAGATGATGGTTGGTTTTTCCTTATTGGCACGGTTGAAA